ATTGGCTTTATGACTAAGAATTTAAACTATTGGACAAACACTCACGCTACATGGATTAATGAAAATATGTGGAATGAGTGCGAAATGAAAATAAATGATGACTTTTTGCTTAAAAGACCAGCATTTGGTGGCCTTGACTTAGCACAAACGGTGGATATTAGTGCTTTTTGCTTGTTTTTCCCAGAATTTGATGGTAAACCAGCTTTTTTACTATGGAAATACTGGATTCCTGAGGAAAATGTCAAAGAAAGGTCCTTGAGAGATGGTGTACCTTATATGGATTGGGCTTTGAACGGTAATATTAAGGTTACAAGTGGCAATATTGTAGATAATGATGTAATTATCAATGATATTTACCAATTATACCAAAAATATAACATTAGAAGTCTTGCCTATGACCCTTGGCGTGCTACTCATGTTGTTATTTCATTACAGGAAAGGGGAGTTAATGTAAAACCATTTCCACAGAGTTTTCCTGAGATGAACACACCAATATGTGAGTTTGAAAAAATGATTACTGGTAAAAAGATATTTCATAATGGGGATCCTGTAGCAAAGTGGATGCTAAGTAATGTAGCATTAATTATAAATTCTACCGGACTTGTAAAGTTTGACAAAAGAAAATCTAATGAGAAAATTGATGGTATGGTGGCTGCTGCAATGGCTATTGGTGAGGCTATTGACCCTAAAAACAAAATTAATTTGGATTTTAATTTGATAATTGGATAAAATTTTTATTTGCATATAAAATTATTAATAATCATCTTTGCAATATGGAATTTTTGAATAAAATAGCCAATTTTATAAAAAGGAGTAGAATTTCTAATCTTGGACCTGCCAAGGACTGGAAATTGTACCAAGAATTATTTGGAACTAACCAAAGAAGGGTTAGTCATGAAACATCCTTATCTATACCTGCTTATTTTAGGGCATTATCTATTTTAAGCGAACAAATTGCATCTTTACCTTTCTCAATATATGAAACACAATCGGATGGCAATGTCGTTGAGGCGGTTAACCATCCGATGTTTTCTTTAATTAAGTACAGACCATCAAGCAGGTATGATACCTTTAGTTTTAGAGAGGCAATAGTCAGACAGGCAGTAAATGGTTCTATGACTACAAAATCTGGTAATGTTCTTATAATTCCTATGAGAAATCAGTCAGGAAATGTAATTGACTTGCATTTGGTTGATGAACCTTGGGAAATGTATAAGATAAATGATGAGTTTTTCTATAAATTAGAAAGAAATAGTGAAATTTATTCTTCATCAGAGGTATTACATATAAAATCATTTAGCGAGAATGGATATTGGGGTAAAAGTTTAATTGAAGCTGGTAAAACAACTTTATCAAGGGCATTACATGAAATTGACTATGGGAATGACATATATGCCAAAGGAACTAACTTATCAGGTACAGTTGAAACCGATTTAATACTAAATGAGGATCAATTAAATGTAATTAAGAAATCTTGGGCAGATAAACACTCAGGACCCAACAATCAGCAAGGTGTTGCTTTCCTACAAGCTGGTTTTAAATTTAAACCCATAGCATCAAAGTTGGAAGCAGCCGATATAGATGCAAGGAAGTTGACTATTGAAGATATATCTAACCTGACTGGAGTGCCAGGTTTTTTGCTTTTAGGTCAAAACAATATATCAACTACCAATATTGAGATATTAAACAGAATATTTGTACAATATACCCTTAGAGCGTGGACTAAGAGGATTGAAAATGAATTTAACACAAAACTATTCCCACAAAAAGATTGGGGTAGATATTACGTTAAATTAGATTTAGATGAGTTGTATCGTGGTGATGTAATGGCAAGGGCAGAGTTTTATACTAAACTTTACAATATTAGAGCAATTGCACCAAATGAAATTAGAAATCTCGAAGGATTTAATCCTTATGAAGGTGGTGATAAATTTGGTATGCCTTTAGCATCTAATAGCAGGGAAGTACCTACTGGTAATCAAAATAACGATAACAATGCCAAAGTACAGTAATTACCCACAAAGTGCTACTAATGCTGCAAAGAAAGCATTGAAACATAAAGAAGATAATGGTTCATCTTGTGGCACATCGGTGGGATGGACCAGAGCAAGGCAATTAAGTCAAAGACAAGGCCTTGAGGCAGATGAAGTGATACGCACATATTCCTTTTTATCAAGAGCAAAAGTATATGACCAAGGCAAATACTTTGATGAAAACGACAAGGAAATATGTGGATCTATTATGTATGATGCCTGGGGTGGAAGTACTATGTTACCTTGGGCAGAGCGTACCGCTAAAAAAATTATGGAAGACAGAAATAAAGAAATTATGGAAACAAGATATTTTAATGTCGAATATAAAAGCCTTGATAATAATATGATTCAAGGCATTGCCTCTTCTTTAAATTCACCCTATGATATGGGTAATTTTGATGAGGAGATTGATGAGGAAGCATTTGATGAGGCTGATTTTTCAGAAGCCGCTGCCTTATTTAACCACGACCAAAACATTGTACTTGGTAGAGTTAAAAACAAAACCCTTAAAATTGAAAGACAGGGTAAGTTTTTAGTATATACGTTTAATCCACCAGATACAATGGCTGCCAATGACGTAGCAACATTGATTAAAAGAGGTGATATTTACCAGTCATCATTTGCTTTTAGTTTAAAGGAAAACGGTGATTCCTGGGAGATGAGAGATGGCAGATGGAAAAGAATGATTAAAAAAATAGACAAGGTTTATGATGTAAGTCCTGTAACCTATCCGGCAAACCCGAATACTACAGTAGCATCAAGATCTATGGAAAGACATATTCAACAAAATGAAAAAGCGGAATGCAATTTCAAAGAGTTTGTTGAATTTTTAAACAACTTAAAAAATTATTAAAATGTTGAAATCTGATGAATTAAAGCAATCGCGTTCCGCTAAAATAGAAGAAATGCGATCTTTGATTAATGCTATCGAAACATTAGGTTCTAATGCTACTGATGAGCAAAGATCAAAATTAAATTCAATTAGAACTGAGGTGACCAATTTGGAGAGTGATATTGAAAATCATTTGATGTTGGAAGCTGAATCTAAAAGAATGGCTACTCCTGCTACCAGGGTAAATGAAAACAAAATTAGCGATGAGCAAAGAGTAAAGAAAAACTACTCTTTCCTTAGAGCAGCTAATCTGGTTGCTAACAACAAAAACCTTGATGGTTTAGAGTTGGAAATGCACCAGGAAGCAGAAAGGGAATTTAGACAGGCTGGTATCTCCGCATCAGGTAATCTTTACATTCCAAAGATGATTGTAAAGAGTGAGAAAAGAGATATGACTGCTGGTACTGCTTCACAAGGTGGTAATACCGTACCTACTATTTTAGGTGACCTTATTCCTTTCCTTGACCCAAGATTGGCAGTTATCAATGCAGGTGCTACTTTACTTACCGGATTAACCGGTAATTTAGATTTCCCTCGTAATGATGCTGCTGCTACCGCAGTTTGGGAAACAGAGAACTCTGCTAATGATGAAACAAGTCCAACCTTTGATAAAATTAGTATGTCACCAAATCGTTTAGGTGCATTTACTGATATTTCAAAGCAATTACTTGTTCAATCATCTATTGATGTAGAAAACTTTGTAAGGAATCGTTTGAGCGAAGCAGTTAACCGTGCATTAGATTATGCTTTAATTAATGGTGACAATTCAGCACAACCTTTCTATGGTATTCTAAATACTGCTGGTATTGGTTCAGTAGCTATTGGTACTGACGGTGGACCGCTTACTTATAAGCACATTATTGACCTTGAAACTGAACTTGCAGTTGATAATGCTGATTTTGGAACTTTGGCTTATCTTACTACACCTGGTGTAAGAGGATTTTTAAAGAATACAGAAAAAGCATCAGGTACTGCTCAGTTTGTTTGGTCTGATGGTGCGCCCCCAGTTGGTCAGCAAGGTATTAGAACTGATTTATTGAATGGTTACCGTGCCTATGTATCTACACAAGTACCATCTAACTTAACTAAAGGTGGTGGAACTAATTTACACGCGGTTATATTTGGTAATTTTGCTGAGTTGTTGATTGGTCAATGGGCAGGATTAGATGTAGTGGTTGATCCATATTCATCAAGCAAAAACGCTTTAGTTACTATTGTAGTTAATAGCTGGTGGGATGCTGCCGTACGTCATGCTCAATCATTTGCAGCGATTAAGGACGCTGATATTACTGGCATTTAAAAATTAATAAAATGAAGAATATTTTAATTGGTTTATTTGTATTTGTAGCAATCGGATTGACTGCATTTAAAAATGACCGTTCAAAAACACTTAATAGTAATTATGATGATGCGTCAAGCACATTTTATTCCTATTCAGTAAGTGATACTATTACTAATACTGAAATAGATACAATTACTATTCCGGTAAGTTTACTTAGTCCTTGGAGTGGATATTGGAGTGTTGTCGCAACTAACTTGTCAGGTACTACCTACATTTTACCAACTGTGCTACAAGCTGCAAGTTCAACTGACTACACTAATGTAGCTACTATGGATACATTAAATACAAATGGTTTGGTACAATCTAATGAAGATGCTCTTATTGGTGGTACTAAATATCGTTTGGTATTAACCGGTGTTGGAACTCAGTCTACAAAGTACACAGCTTACTTTGTTGCTAAAAACCAATAATATGAAGGTGCGGTTTATAAAATCGCCATCAGGTTCTCCCCATCTCCTTGGTTATTTCCAGGGAGATGTGGCAGAACTAAATGATGTCGTAGCAAAGAAATTAATAGTTGCTGGTATTGCAGAGCAAATAGGTGGTTCTTCCGTAGTGCAGGAAAAACCAGTTGAGGAAAAGCCTAAGATTGAAAATACCAGTAGCACAAAACCAAAAAAAGCAATTAAGAGATGAAACCTTGGAGAGTAACAGTTGATCAGACAAATGAATTATGGACTACTTCAGAAGTCAAAAATTATTTGAAAGTTGATGATGCAACTGATGATGCTCTAATTGCTACAATGTTGAAAGCCGCAAGGCAAGCGGTAGAATCAAGACAAAATATTTCTACGCTAACAAAGACTATAGTACAAAAGCTGGAAAGATTTCCATCATCGTACAAAGTTGCTACGGATTATGAAAACGTAATTAAATTGTTAGTGTATCCTGTAGTTAGTGTTTCATCTATTACTTATTTAGATGAAAATGGAGTATTACAAACACTAGCACAGAATTTATACGAAGTAGATACCTACAGAGGTATAATTGGCGAGGCGGTAGATCAGGATTTTCCTGATACATATTTATCATTAAATGATGTTACAATTACATATACTGCAGGGTTTGGAACGGCTGCAACAGATTGTCCATCCGACATAAGAATAGCGGTGTTAAAGTTAATAGCTAATATGTATGACAATCGTGGTGATAGCGTTTATAAAATGCCTACAGCCTCAGATGTTATGTTAAACAGACACAAATATGATTGGGTATAATAAGAATGAGGTTGTTGGTAAAATGAGGGAAAGAGTTGTTTTGCAAAACAGAACAATATCTCAATCTAATAGTGGTTTTCAATCAGAAACTTATACGAATGTTGCCACTTTGTGGGCAGCGGTAGATTATAAAACAGGATTTGAGGAAGAGGACGCTGATAAAATAGTTGGTCAGCAAAAAATATTATTTACTATTCGTTATAACGCAAATGTTACTATTAAAAGTAGATTTTCTTATCGTAATGATTTATATCAAATTGAAAGAATTGATATAAGTAATGATAGAAGGTTTATGGATTGTTTAGGAACATTTAGAACATCTTACTAATGCCAAGGAGACCATTATCGTTTAGTTTTAC